GCAATTGTTAGGTCTTTTTGGTACTTAGCTATATCCGTGCTAACACTTTCTATTGTTAGTTCTTCTACTTCGTGAATAATCGCGTCGGGCATCATTTCTTCAATTGATGGCAAATTAAATTCTTCTTCAAGTTTTTTTGTCATGTTATTTCCATTTTTATATATGTATTTATTACAAATAATATACGTCTATTTTTTTCTACGTTTGGAATTTTTTGGCTTATTAAATATTTGATGTTCTGTAATAACTCTAAAGGATAAACCTTGTTGTTTACACCAAGCTCTTGCTGCTTCCCACTTTGCGTGGTTTACAACTGCTGCAGCTTGATCTGCTGGAGTCTTTGCTTCTGCTAACGTTTGCTTCGCTGGCTTTATTTCGACCATTTCTGCATGTTTATTACCTTGTCGGTCTTGATATACTAATAACAAGTCTGGGACATATGTTGTTGCTTTACCCGTTAACGGATGCTTATACGGAATTCTATGGGTTTCGCTTCCCCATCCTATAACTGCTGGATGATTGTCACACATTCTAAATACTGCCAATTCCCATCCGCTTCTATAACGCGGGGCTCGCTTACCGATATATTTTTTTGGATTAGACATCTCGTAGATGCCCTGCATATACTTAGCCATTTATAGACTTAGATTGCCTGGAATTTCGTATGTGTTTATACTGTAGCCTTCATATATAAATTGTATTCTGTATTGAACTAAACTGCTGTCACTGTAATCTAATGTATCTGCATCAATTGACTGGATAACTGGATTGTATATAGTGATTTCGTTTATATCTGTTTTGCTACCTTGTCTTACTATAGTCAATGTTTTAATATAGTTACGGTCCTGTTGTAATTTAAACCCCTTTTTGAAGTTCATATCAACAGGACCATTTATATTCATTGGACCATCAAAATAATACGCTGAATACTTTTTGAGAAATTGTTCCAAGGCTGCTGGATCTCTAGTATCATACGCAATTAAAGTAATCGGCGTATAGTCATATCCGGTCTGTACAACACGTTTAGCATTGTATGCATTCATTGTTGTTGCTGTTGAGCTCCAACTTGGCATAGTAACGCTTAATATTTTATCTAGCGGAACAGCACCCTCAACTGTGTCAAGTGATGCTATAAATGTAAATTTATGTCTAGGCACAGACTCAGTTTTACCTGTTCTGCTTGCCTGGTTATAAATATCGTACGCTCGATTAACGATTGCCATGCACTGTTCTCTTTTCTTACATTACTTCATTATACTGAAGGAGTTACGCCGGTGCCTGTGCCACGTACTTCGCCAGATAAAGTATCTGCATCTTTGGCGCCGTTAACAATAACATGCTTTGCATTATCATATCTGATAGTTGCTGTGACTTGAACCATATCCGATGTTGAATAGTTTAAATCACCATATTGTACGCCTGATAAGAATGCGCCTTCGATTTCCCACTTGTCAAAAACAACTGGTGTGTTGCCTTCGCCGTTGTTACCATCCAATGTCTCAATTGCCATGTCAAACTTGTATACACTTCCTGCAACAGCACTTGATTGGCTATTGTGGTCTAATTGCTTGTTAAGCTGGTTGCCCAGTGCCTTAACAACTGCTGAATTCATGTCATCACGTAGAACAATACTAATAGGTTCCCATGTGTGCTTGCCTGCTAAGTACATTTTTGAGTTATACGAATCAACGATAACTTCTTCGTGTGTAACAGATGGTCGGCCAACGCTTACTACGTTTTGTGTTACGATGTCTTTGCTAGTCTTGTCGCCTAGTAGACTAAATGTTACACGGAAACGATATTGCAATTTAGGCATTAACGTTGTTGCTGAGGCGTCCTTTGTTGGTACACCAAAATTTTGTATTACAGCCATTGTATTTCTCCTTTTAAACTGATAGTAGTTTTATATATTGTATTTATGCGAAAAGGTTCAAAAAAATAAAGGCTACGTTAATTGTAGCCTTTATTATGTTTTTTACATCATTTACCGCATATACTGATTATAAATCGCCAGTATTAACAATACGTATTGGAATGTAGATGAATTCAGCTGATTTAGTAGGCTCAATTGCTACGTCAATCCAAAATTCATTTGCATCAATTCGTGCTGCAGTATTGTTTGTTTCATCACATACAACTGCAAAGTCATATACGCCTCTGTTTTGCATAACTCCACCTAAGAAGCCATTGAACACTGCTGCTGCGTTAGTACGTGTACTACTGTCATTAGCTTGGAACAAGAACGGACGTGCAATTTCTGAAAATCTCTCACGTAAGTACGCTGTTAGACGTGCAACATTAACGCGATCAAGTGCTGTAGCTGATGGACTTAATGTCTTTTGTCCAAACACAACTACGCCTTCCGATGGGAATTTAGCAATTGGGTTCATTTTAGCTATGTACATTGCGTCACGTTGACCTTGGTTAACTGCAACTGATACAAACTCGTTTTCGCTGTTTAGGTAACCAACGTTTGCTGCATTTTGTACTTGTCCACGTGTTAAGCCTGCAGGTGCAAACCACTGATAGCTCACGTTGTCACTGTACGCAAATGTGTACAATGCAATATGCGAAGCTGGTGCAACAACATTGTCGCCAGTTGATGGGTTAGTTGTATATGCATGTGGATAGTAAACTGCACTATAAGTGTTCTTAGTTACTAGTCCTGATTCGCCGTTAGCTGAAGCTGCTGAGCCTTGTACCCATGCAACTGCGTCTGCTGGTGCTAAACGTAGTGGAGCATCAACTATAACAAAAGCTGTTTCGTTGCGATCGCTGTTTAGTGTTACCATTTCGTCTGTAAGTTCAGGATAACCTGGAGCTGCAATTAAACGGAATGCTACAGTTTCTTCGCGTAACGTTGTGCCTGCTGCTGATGCTTGCATTGCTGCTACAACTACTGCACGTTGTGCGTGACGACCAAATGATCCTGCTCCGTCAACTTGTGCTGGTGCATGGTTGCGCCATTTCCAAGCTGTTGTTAGTGATGCATTATAAACACGTACTGTTCCACCTGAACGACACATGTTAACACCTGTTGTGCCAACTGGGTGTAATAATGGATCCGGAGAACCTGCTAGTAATGTTGCTTCAAATGAGCCTGCTGTTGTATCATTAGCTGTAATATCGCCAAATGCTACGCCTGCTGATGTTGTTTGGTCTGCATTGTCTTTTAGTACCCAAGCAGAACCGTTTGAACGATGAATTGCTGGGTAACCTGCTGCATCAGTATCAATCCAGTAATCGCCTACTGATCCAACTGCTGGTGCGCCTGTTGTGTATGAAACGTTAGTTACACGCTTCCATTTTTGTGTGCCACTGTCTGCTTCGATTTCATAAAGTGCTAATTCGTTAATGTCGCCGTCATGCCATACTGTACCAGTCGCTGGATTGCCTGCTGGTGTTGTAGTCATTGCCGTTACGCCAACGTTTGCCCATGCACCCGAAGTATATACTTTAAGTGTAAGCTTGCCTGCTCCGTGATCTAGCCACATGTCGCCTTCTGCTAATACATGTGCTATTGCTGCTGTACCATTGTGAAATACGTCTGATGTGCTACCAGTTGGTGCTGCATCTTGTGCGTATTCAATTGTTTGTGCTACAAATGCGCCTGCTGCTGCTGTGTACTTTGAAACTGCAAGTGATAAGCCGCTGCCTGGTGTAGTTGACTTAACCCAAAGATCGCCAACTGATGGTGATGCTGGTTCGCTATAGTGTGGTGCGATAGTAGGTGTTGCTGCTGTCCATGCTGAACTTGCTTCTGAATAATATTCAACTTCAGTTAATGATGCGCCTGCTGCTACTGCTACTAAATGTCCGCCTGTTACAACTGTTGCGTCTGGTGCTGAACCATCTGTAAGTTGTACAGTTGGTGTTACTGCAATCCAACCTGATGCTGTATATTCAAATAAGCCCCAGTTTGATGTGTTTGGGTTAACCCAAAGTGTGCCGTCTGCTGCTGCGCCAACTGGAGCCTCGCTTTGTGGACGTAATGTTGTTAAATCAACATCAGCACGTACAATATATGCACCGCTGCTTTGACCTAAATATGAATATGCTGCTAGTAAGCCGTATTCGTTAGTCTCATCGCCTTGAGAAACTGATCCGCCAACTTTGTGGAAGTCCACGTTGCCAAACTGTTGTGTTAGTTCTCTTTGTGATGTTACTAGTACTGGTTTTCCAGCTTTTGCTTTTGTGGTATGTGTTGCAATACCGTTCGTACCAGTTGGGTCAACTTTGTCCTGGCCTGTAGCAATGAATAACATTGGTACTGTGCCTGCTCCGGTTGGACCGTATACTGATTCGTCTGTGACTGTTACCTGTACGCCAGGTGAAACAAGATTTGCCATTTGATAGCTCCTTTTAATTAGTACGTAGAATCGTGTCTACATGTATTTATCGTAAGGAGCTAAAAAGAGGGGTTTATAGAATTAACTATGTACTTTACAGTAGCTTTTGTAATGTTTCCTGTTGCAATGCATTTAACGTGGAAGTGTTGGGTATTTC